GGTGTAATTAAAAGCAATGCCGCACTTCTTAAATCACAGATTTTTCCTTATGATGAAAATTTACGAGTATCTGAAATAAAAAAATGGATAGATGCCTTAGTAGATGCCCGGATGCTAATACCTATTATTCACAAAGAAGAAAGCTATTACATTATCCGCACATTTCGTAGCCATCAGATCATTGATAAGAGATACGATAAATCATACATCAGTAAAGATAAATCTTTAGTTAATGAATTGATTAGTAGGGCTTTAAAAAATGACGACGTGAACACCACGTCAACACTATGTCATGACGATGTGAACACCACGGAGGAAATGGAAATGGAAAAGGAAGATAATAAAGAAACTTCTCCTAACGGAGAAGAAAAGAAAGGCGAGCTTTCTTTCCATTCTGTTTCGGGAAATATTGATTATAACGGCTTGATGAATTGGTACAATGAGTTGTTTAAAGATAAGCTTCCTGCTATAAAATCAATGACTGAAACACGTAAGAAAGCTGTTAAGGCACGCATAGCCCAATATAGTAAGGAAAGTGTAAGGACTGTGTTTAATCTTGTTCTTCAAAGTTCTTTCTTGCTTGGCGGAAATGATCGCAACTGGAAGTGTGACTTTGATTGGATATTCAAACAGGCCAATTATACTAAAATTTTAGAAGGTAACTACAATGGAACAAGGATTAGTAAAAATCAACAAGATAGCGAGCAGCGAAAACGTGATTCAGTTCTTGCAGTCGCTACAACCGTCCGAGAAGCTGCCGCAAAAAAGAGAAAGGAGCTTGAAGCAGAGGGCATTATTGGACAAATACCCTGATCCGGCACAGTTCATTCTTGATTATAACCCGGATTTGCAGTTTAAAATTGTCAGATGTAATGCTACACACGCAGATTTAGCTTTAAATCTTGAAATACCAAGTTTGGGGCTTTTGGCTTCTACTTATGGGGATGAAACGCCTTTAGAGTGGCTTAAAATTCAATTTGGAACGTTGAATGATTTTGCAGAGGTATCTACAAAGATAGCCAAAACTCAACTTGAGGAATTGGCTGCAATATTTCTTTCGGAGTATTATTATATCAATGCCGCTGAAATATGTTTTTTCATAGCTCGTTTTAAATCTGGCAAATATGGGAGGTTTTACGGAGCCATTGATCCTATGAAGATAACAAGTGCTATGCTTGAATATATATCGGAAAGGAGAAAAGGAATTGATCGGCATGAACGTGAACAATATCGTTTACAGCGTCAAAAAGAAGTTGAAGAACGTGATAACAATAGTATATCTTATGTCGAATACCTTGAACAAGAGAAAAAGCTTGTGGAAAGCGGAGATAAGGATGCTATTGAAAGAGCTTCTATTCGTGTTGGAATTCCTTATATTGCTAAAATGTAATCAAACAATGAGAATGCTCCTAAATATCCTCCTTCTCCTAGGAGTTAACATCTTATTTTATCTGGTAGTCTACGCAATATCAGACTACTTAATGGATACAATTAATTAAACAACGAATGATATGAATAAAACTCACGGTTCTTTATTTAGCGGTTTTGATGCCCCTAGCGTTGCAGCGTCATGGTTGGGCTGGAAAAATGCCTTTCACTGTGAGATAAACTCTTTTTGCAACGAGATACTAAAATATTGGTTTCCTGATTCAGAGCATTATGAAGATATTACAAAGACAGACTTTAGTCAATGGAAAGGAAGAATCGATGTCCTCACAGGCGGATTTCCTTGCCAGCCTTTCTCCCTTGCAGGTCAGAGAAAGGGAGCGTATGATAACCGTTACCTCTGGCCGGAAATGTTACGAGCAATACGCGAAATCCGACCCACTTGGGTTATTGGTGAAAACGTTGCTGGAATCCTCACAATGGTTCAGCCCGGCGAGGAGACTGAAATGGGAAGCCAAACCGCTCTTTTCGGAGAAGATAATCGAAAAAGAGTATTGTTACGACAAGAGTATGTCGTCGAAACCATCTGTAAAGACCTTGAACGAGAAGGATATTCCGTCCAACCGTTGCTTATTCCGGCTTGTGCCATCGGAGCGCCCCACAGAAGAGACAGAGTGTGGTTTGTTGCTCACAGGAATGATGCTCCCCACCCCGACCTCGATAGATGCCGGAACGGGAAGAATAAACAAGAGCCGCTCACCCAATGCAAAGGAACGTCCAACAATTGCTTTAGCAGCAAAGATGGGGTTGTTACCTACTCCCAATGCCCGAGAAGCGGACAAATACAGCAAAAAGTACAATCCGAACAGCCAAATGGGCACATCTTTGACAGCAATGACAGTAAACGGAATGTTGCCTACTCCGACAGCGAGCTGTTACAAGACAGGAACTACGGCGGACAGGAAGGACGGAAAATCGAGAAAAAGCCAATTGAACCACCTTATTTCCCAGAAGACTGGTCACGATTCCCAACTCAATCCCCTGTTTGTCGAGGAAATGATGGGCTTCCCTTTGATGTGGACAACCTTACCATTCCTTTCACAAAATGGAGACAGGAATCAGTCAAAGGATATGGAAATGCCATAGTTCCGCAGGTGATTCTTGAAATTTTCAAAGCGATAGAAGAATTAGATAATTGATTAAACCTTGCAAGTTCTTGAATGATTATCAATGATTTGCGTAAAACAAGAAAGAGAGGAATCAAATGAAGATAATAGTAAGTTTTTCCGGTGGTAAGGATTCGCAAGCCTGTTTAATCCAGGCTACCAATAAATACGGAGCCGATAAAATAGAAGCTGTTTTCTGTGATACTGGTTGGGAGCATCCCGAAACCTATCAACATATTAGTGACGTGTGCAAACAGCTTGATGTTAAATTAGTAGTTTTGAGAAGTAAGAAATATACTGATTTTGTGGATATGTCTATCAAACGTTCCCGATTCCCGTCTTCCCAAAGAAGGTTTTGCACCTCTGAATTAAAAATAAAGCCGATGATTGATTATATTCTCTCACTTACTGAACCTTGCTTGATAATTCAAGGTATTCGAGCAAAAGAAAGCGAAGAACGCGCCAAACTTCCTTATGAGTGCAACTACTTCGGAGAATATTTCGAACGTGTGAAAAAGAATCGCAAAGGAAAGGTTGTTGAGGTATGGAAGCAAGATTATCGTAGAAAAGATGTGCTTAAATGGTGCAAACATTATGATGCCAGTGTTTCTCGCCCAATCTTTCAATGGTCGGCACAAGAAGTTATAGACCAGATCCTTTCTGCTGGACAAAATCCAAATCCTTTATATTATCGTGGATTTTCCCGAGTTGGTTGCTATCCCTGTATTATGTGCAGGAAGCAAGAGGTAAAGCTAATTTCACAAGAAGAGTTTGGACGAAGCCGCTTGATAGATGCCGAACAACGCATGAAAGAAGAAACCCCAAAGGGTTCGTCTTTCTTCTCACCCGGTTACATCCCCAATCGCTTCTGCAAGAATAGAACTTACCCAACAGTACAGGAAGTTTTCGAGTATGTGAACCGTAACGATGTCGGTATGGATGATATGTTTGAGCCAGAAGGTGGATATAGTTGCATGAGCCTTTATCATGGACTTTGCGAATAAGAAGTTTAATTCAAATCAGAATAGAAATGAAAGAAATAGAACTATATAATGATCATTTCCAAGAAGTTTGGAAAATTATTCCTGAAACAGACTATTCATACCAAGCATCTTCTTTTGGTAGAATAAAATCTGTTGATAGAAAAAGATATTGTAAAAATGGACATACATGTATACATAAAGGAAGAATTATTAAATACGGTATTCAAAATAATGGATATTGTATCGTTTGGCTAAGAATAGGGAATAAAACTAAGGCTTTCACAGTTCATAGACTTGTTGCAAAAACCTTTATAAATAACCCTTTAAACCTTGAACAAGTTAATCATAAAGATGGTAATAAATGCAATAACCATGTTGATAATTTAGAGTGGTGTAGCCGAAGTGATAATTTAAAACATGCATATAGGGAATTACATCAAAAGAGACATTCTTATACAATGGTAAAATGTGTTAACACAGGCGAGGTTTTTGAATCTGTAAGATTAGCAGAAAAATCAAAAGGTTTATGTAAAGGGGCTATATCTCAAGTATTAAATGGCAGGAGTAAAACATCAGGAGGATTAAAATGGATAAAAATATAAAACCTAAGTTATTCAATGACCATTTCCAAAATTTCCGTTCTTATGGAATCCCAAAAGCCCAGTTAATTATTGCCGATGTTCCCTATAATTTAGGCAATAGTGCTTATGCTTCTAACCCTTCATGGTATGTGGACGGAGATAACAAGAACGGGGAAAGTGATAAGGCCGGCAAACAATTCTTTGATACCGATAAAGAGTTTCGCCCTGCCGAGTTTATGCACTTCTGCTCCCAGATGCTTGTAAAGGAACCCAAAGAAAAAGGCAAGGCGCCTTGCATGATAATCTTTTGTGAATTTGAAGACCAGTTCCGGTATATTGAACTGGGTAAAAGATATGGGCTGAATAATTACATCAATCTTGTATTCAGAAAGAACTTTTCAGCGCAAGTCTTGAAAGCCAATATGAAGATAGTCGGCAATTGTGAATATGGATTGTTGCTTTACCGCGATAAACTTCCAAAGTTTAACAACGATGGTCGGATGATCTTCAATTGCTTTGATTGGGTGGTGGACAATGAAACTCCGAAGGTTCATAGCACGCAAAAACCGGTTCCTTTGCTTCGTAGACTGATAGAGATATTCACCGACAAAGGTGATGTCGTTATTGATCCATGCGCCGGAAGCGGTTCTACCTTATTAGCTGCTGCCCAGTTGGGACGCAGGGCATACGGATTTGAGATTAAAAAAAAGTTCTTTGCTGATGCGAATAAATTTGTGTTGTCGCAAGTACAGCAAGCACTATTTCAATAATTCAAGATAAATATGATGAGCAAAATAGATTTGAATACCCTCCGTGATATGGCCTACAAAAACGCTTGTGAGCACGGATTTCACGATCAGGAGTTGAGCAATGAACATTGTCTTTGCCTAGTAATATCGGAGCTAATGGAGGCTGTGGAAGCGGATAGGGGTAATCGCCATAGCAATAGGAAAGAATATGATGAAATCATACGGGAAATTCCTATAGGTGCCTCATTGTACGAATATAACAAATGGTTTCTAACCGCATTTGAG